CAAGGATTTACAAAAAAAGATTCAAGAAAAAAAGTTTCCGTTAATTATGTGTCTTTCTAAAAGTGGAGGAGCACATCTTTATTTATTTACCAAGAAGTATGTTTCAGCCAAGGACATACAAATGAAACTCAGTGAAATGGCTACAGCGATTGGTTATCCAAGTGCTGAAGTTTTTCCTAAACAAATAAAATTATCTCAAAGAGAAGGGGAGCAAAAAAGAGATACAGGAAGTTGGATTAACTTACCTTATCATGGCAGAAGTCGTTATGGCTTAGATCAAGAAGGTAATGCGATGAGTTTAGAAGAGTTTCTTTCTCACTACGATAACTTCGTTGTTGGTGCTCTCAAGTCGATTAAAACCGATTTCAAGAACGAGGTTATTAAAGACGGACCTCCATGCCTACAAATACTAACTGAACAGGGTGTTTCCGATGGCTCCCGGAATAACGCTCTGTTCAATGTAGGCGTATACTATCGTAAGGCAGATCCAGATAATTACAAGGAATTAGTAGAAGAATACAATAGAAACTATATCAATCCTCCTTTGAAATCAGATGAGGTTTTAGTAGTAATAAAACAAATTAGTCAAAGTGATAACAATGGTGCTCCTAAATATATGTATCGTTGTACTCAGCCTCCTATCGAGTCTTTATGTAATAAGAGACTTTGTAAGAAAAGAAAATTTGGTATTGGAAGTGAAGGTGACAGGGATCATCCTGTGTATTCGGATTTGAAAGTTTATAAATCAGATCCTCCTCGATACTTTTTAAATGTCGATGATCGAAGAATTGAAATCGCTAATACTGAAGATTTGATGACACATAAAAAAATTATTCAGGCTTGTTTAGAACAATTAAACAAAGGGATTATGAATATGAGTTCAGCAGAATGGAACCAAACATATAGTGAATTGTTTGAGTCTATTTCTATTGATCATCCACCTGAAGAAGTCACCAAGAAAGGTGAGTTTAAAGAATTGTTAGAAGAGTTTTGTCTACATCAAGGCGAAGCTTTGACAATGGCAGATATATTCTTAGGTAAATCTTATACTGAGGAAGGTTTTACATACTTTGCTCTTAAAGATTTAATGGACCATTTAAAGCGAAATGATTTTAAAGAGTCCAGACCGTGGGTAACGATGAGACTAAAAGAAGAATATGATGCAAGTGACTTAATTAAAACAGTTAAGAACACGAGAGTTAGGTTATGGAAAATAAAACAGCTTACTATTGAAGATGTTGAATTAGAAGTTCCTGACATGAAAAAAGAAGAAGTAGAAGGGGAAATACCTTTTTAATGGAAGGAGATCAAGACGTGTTATATGTAATAGGAACAAAAGAACATTTGTTTACACCTAACACAGTAGGTGACTTCAAAGTAGGTAAATCTACTATAAGGTCTCTTGAACAAAGATTTCGTTCTATTCAAACAGGTAATCCAAATCCTTTGACTATTTATGTTAAAATACCTTTTAATAACAAAAGAATGGAAAATATTTGTCATAAAGAGTTAAAGAAAAACAAACACAGAGGCATAGTAAAAAAAAGAGGTGAATGGTTTCATGGTGACTTAAAAGTTATTTTAGACATCATTCACAGAGCTGTATCAATGTATGATATTAGAAAGGAGCTTATATCTAAATGCGTACGTTAAAATCACAAGTACAAACTGATCACATCACTGATGAAATCAGTAGAATGTTTGATTATAAATTTGAAGGTCAAACAGAATTTACTTTACCAGAGTTTCAAAAACCAACAGAGGAATTTAATATTGGTTTAATTGTTGGAGCTTCTGGTAGTGGTAAATCAAGTTTATTAAAAGAATTTGGTCAAGAAGAAAATATTGAATGGGATTCAAACAAAGCTGTTTGTTCTCACTTTGATTCACCAGAAGAGGCGCAAGATAGACTATCTTCGGTAGGATTTAATTCTATTCCCTCTTGGATGAGACCGTATCACGTACTCAGTACAGGAGAAAGATTTCGATCGGATCTGGCCAGAAGAGTAAAAGACAATGCAGTTATTGATGAGTTTACCAGTGTGGTTGATCGTAATGTAGCTAAGTCTTGTTCGAATGCTCTTCAAAAATTTATTCGAAATAAAAACATTAAGAATGTTGTGTTTGCATCATGTCACTATGACATCATTGATTGGCTCCAACCTGATTGGGTTTTTGATACCAATTCAAGCAAAGTAACAACAAGGGGGTTACTTAGGCGACCCAAGATCGTTTTGGAAGTCTTTCCTTGTTCCCACAAAATTTGGTCATACTTCGCTGAGCATCACTATCTCACAGCAAACATCAGTACAGCTACACGATGTTGGATCGCAACATGGAACGGAGTCCCAGTCGGATTTTCATCAGTTATCTTTTTTCCCTCAGGAACAATCAAAGAAAAAGCATGGAGGGAACACAGGACAGTGATACTTCCTGATTTTCAAGGATTGGGTTTAGGTGTTCGTTTATCTGAAGCAGTGGCAAAACAATTCACGGTCCACGGTCATCGATTCTTTTCTAAAACAGCACATCCTCGTTTTGGTGAATATCGAGAAGCGCACCCTGAAAAGTGGAGACCTACGACTCATAATAAACAAAACAGGAAAGAAGATTATGAAAAAGAATTAGATCGTATTGCCTCTGGTAAAAAGAAATCTAATTTCGGTGGTTATTCTCAAGAACTGAGAGAAAAACATAAGGAAAGGGTTTGTTACGCACATGAATTTATTGGATAAGAAAACCCCTACCGTGATTATCGGTCCCCCAGGGACAGGGAAAACCACATTTATTTTAAATAAAATAGAAGAGTATTTGGCTAATGATGTAGGAATTGATGAGATTGCTTTCTTTTCTTTTTCTAATAAAGCAGTCGATGAAGCGAAACAAAGAGCTTCACAAAAGTTTAAGGTTCCTACAAATCAATTAGAAAATTTCAGTACCTTACACTCTTTCGCGTTAAGACAAATGGGTCTTAACAGAGAACATATAATGAGTAACAATGATTGGAGAAACGTATCAAATGAACTTAGGATTAGTATTAACGTTAATAATGACGATGACATATTTTTCAACAACTATGACGACAAATACATTGATCTTATAGAGAAAGCGAAAAGAAGAGATATTTCTTTACGTGACTGTTGGACTATGTTTGCCAAAGATATTATTTGGCACAAATTAGAATACATCGATAAAGGCTTAAAAGACTATAAAGATTTTGGTTATGAAAAATTTACTAATGGTAAAACTGGTTACATCGTAAAGGACCAAGGACCGAAAGTAGATTTTACTGATTTAATTACTAACTACGCTAATGGTAGTTTTTATAAATCTTTTAAAGTTGTTTTCTTTGATGAGTCTCAAGATATGTCTACGATTCAATGGAAAATGGCAGAAAAGATTTGGAATAACTCTGAGAAAAGTTATTTAGCTATGGATCCTAATCAAGCAATTTATACTTGGGCAGATGCAGATGTATCGAAAGCTATTCAGATAAAAGAAGAATGTAAAAATTTAATTGTTTTAGATGAGTCAAAAAGAGTTCCTAGAAAAGTTTGGGAAATTGTTAATCGTGTGGAAGAACAAATCATAGGATATGATGATGTGAAATGGTCTCCTGCTGATAGAGACGGTAATGTAGAATTTATCAGAGGAATGTTTCATTTAGATATGAATGAAGGAACTTGGCTATTAATGGGTCGTACTCGAAGTATTCGAGATGACATGGAAGAAGTAATGAGGAAGAAAAATATCTTCTTTAGAGTTAAATTAAAAGATAGTAAGTATCGATATTCTGTTGGTACAAAAGAAAGAAATGCAATCTTAACTTGGAAAGATTTAATGAGATCAGAAACTAATGAAGTTCCTATTCGATTAGTAGAGAATCTCTATAAGTGTTTAGGTAAAGAATTTGTTGCTCGTGGTTGTAAAAAATTAATCGCAGAACAACGAAAAGCTTTTCCTGATAAGAAATTATCTTTTGTAAATTTAAAAGATAATTTTGGGCTACAAGCTGAGTTGGGTACTCCTTGGACAGAAGTAATGACAACAATCAATACTGAAACTAAGGCGTATTTAGAGAACTTAGAAACCAGAGGTGAAAATCTTGCTTTAGAGCCCAGAGTAACCTTATCGACTATTCATCAACAAAAAGGTGGAGAAGCAGACAATGTTATTGTTTCTCTGGATATAGGAAAAATGGCGTATGAAGAATATCGCAAAAATCCTGTTAATGAACATCGATTATTTTATGTTGCTTTTTCTAGAGCAAAGGAAAATCTCTATATCATTACACCACAATCGCGGGAGGCGTATAGAATATGAGTAAGCAAATAGGTATGTTTAAGCCTAAATCAGAATGGGTTCCACCAATGGATTTCCCAAACATTAAAGATGCAGATAAAATTGCTATCGACTTAGAAACCAAAGATCCGAACATCATGGACAAAGGTCCAGGGTGGGCGACCAAAGACGGAGAAATTATTGGCGTTGCTATCGCTGTTGACGGTTGGAAAGGATATTATCCTATTCGACATGAGACAGGATTTAACCACGATCCACGAGTCGTGTTTGACTGGCTAAATGAAATGCTCTCTGGTGAAGGAGAGAAGATAGCTCATAACGCTACCTATGACTTTGGTTGGTTAGAAGCTGAAGGCGTTAAATGGAATGGTCGTATCATTGATACGATGATCGCGGCTCCTTTGATTAATGAAAACAAATATAGTTATTCATTGAATGCAGTGTCGAAAGAATACTTAGCTGAAAGTAAAAATGAATTTTTACTAAACGAAACAGCAGCCCAATGGGGCGTTAATCCTAAAAGTGAGATGTATAAAATACCTTCTCAGTACGTAGGTGAATATGCTGAACAAGATGCTGTTCTTTGTTTGAAGCTATGGGACCGATTAAAACCTGAAATCACTCAACAAGATTTACAAACTGTTTTTGATTTAGAAACAGATTTAATTCCTATCTTAATGAAGATGAGGAAGAAAGGTGTGAGAGTTGATTTAGAGCAATTAAAAAAAGCTGAAAAGACTTTTGTCAAAAAAGAAAATGAATTAATGAAATTTATTTTTGATGAGACAGGGTTGAAATGTGATATCTGGGCGGCTCGTTCTATTGCGACGGTCTTTGATCAATGTAAAATTGATTACCCTAAAACAGATAAAGGTAATCCTAGTTTTACAAAAAACTTTTTAGAGTTTCATCCTCATGCGATTCCTAAAGCAATTGTTCAGGCCAGAAACTTTAACAAGGCACGGACCACGTTCCTTCATACGATTGAAAAGTATCAGCATAACGGAAGAATTCATGCCAATATTAATCAGCTACGAACAGAAAATGGTGGTACGCTGACAGGTCGATTTAGTTATTCTAATCCTAATCTTCAACAAATTCCTGCTAAAGATGACGCTGAATCTGATATCAAAATCGGTTCTTTAGTTAGAGGATTATTCTTACCTGAAGAAGGTGAGAGTTGGGGTTCTTTTGACTACTCTCAGCAAGAGCCACGACTCGTGAGCCACTATGCAAACATCGTGAAGCTTGAGGGTGCTGAAAAGATTGTCAAAGCTTACAACGAAGACAAAGAAACAGACTTTCATACAATCATGGCTGAGATTGGTAATATCCCTCGTAAGAGCGCTAAAACCATAAATTTAGGGCTATTTTACGGTATGGGTGTAGGAAAGCTTTCTGATCAATTAGGTATTGATCCAGAAGAAGGTAAGTCATTAATTAAACAATATAATGATCGAGTTCCTTTTGTTCGACAACTAGCTGATGCAGTTTCTGATCATGCGAATAAAAGAGGAGCTGTTAAAACTTTCTTAGGTCGTAGATGTCGTTTTGAGTTATGGGAGCCAAAAGCATTTGGTTCTTATAAGGCATATCCTTTGGATAGAGCTAAAGAAGAGTATGGTGAATATACTCCTCTAAAACGATCAGGGACTTACAAAGCGTTAAATCGATTAATTCAAGGATCAGCTGCTGATCAAACAAAGAAAGCTATGGTTGAACTAGACAAAGAAGGAATTACTCCGATGATTCAAATTCATGATGAACTAGCGATTAGTCTTAACGATGATCCAGAGGTTCAAAAGAAGATTATTGATGTCATGGAAAATAGCATTGAGATGAGTGTTCCGTCTAAGGTAGACGTAGCAGTGGGTAAAAACTGGGGAGAAGCAAAATGAGTGATAAAATCAATCCTAATTATTATAAAAATAAAACTATTGAAACAATCGATGCAATTGAATCTCAGTTAACTAAAGATGAGTTTATTGGGTATTTAAAAGGTCAGATATGGAAATATCTCGCCAGACATCGAGAGAAGAATGGTATCGAAGATATCAGGAAAGCTCAGTGGTATTTGAATAAATTAGAAAAGATACTGTCAGTTGACGGTGTCGCTTAATAGAAAGATAACGACGGTTAATAAACCTGTTTTTTGCAAGAGACACTAGATTTAGAAACTTTTGCAACATACATCAAAGTTACCTTCCTGTATATTGTGTCGTTATCATTCTAAATATGATTTTATCATATCTATTGTGCTCAAACAACAATTCTCTTTTTTTAAAATGTGAATAAAAACTTCTTATCAAGGAGAAAATAAAAATGTTTAATTTAACTAATAGAGCAATGAATCACTTCTTAAACTTTTTTAAAAGTGATGAAAAAGAAGAATCAATTAAAGAGTTCTGTCAGTCTGAATACAAAAAAGATTGGTATGCAGCTTATATGACTTTCAAACAAGAAGGTCGCTTTCCAAACTTTATTAGAAGAACTCTGTAGGAAAAGGGGCTTTCGCCCCTAATCTTACTTTATTTCAATACTCTTAGGTTTCTGTTCTTCAGGAACAATTCTTTCTAAGATAATCTGTAAAAGACCGTCTTCCATTTTAGCATCAGTCACTTCCATAAATTCAGCTAGTTTGAATTTTCTTTCAAAGTTTCTTTCAGCTATTCCTCGATGAATAAAAGACTTTTCTTTTAAATCTTTGTTAATTTTTTTAGTAGAAACACAAAGAATACTATCTTTAACAGTGACTTCAATTTTGTCTTTGTTATATCCAGCCAAAGCCATGTCTAGCTTTATCTTGTTTTCTTCTATTTCGTATAAGTTGTAAGGGGGAAAATGTTGTTCAAAAGCTTCTTCTTCTAAGAAACTTGGATCCCACCCAATAATTGAACGCATTAAATTATAATTTAGTGTTGTCATAATAATCTCCTTCTATGAGCATTAATAAAGAACCCTTTAAAAGCAGTTCTTTAATCTATATGGGAATTAATTATGTATTTGCAACTATTTCAGCTAGTTCTTCGCAGCGTTTCGGTGTCTGTTTATGCCACCTAGAATCCTGCATTTCCAGTGACGCTGTTTTCCAATCCTTGACTCTCATTGCTTTCCACATCTTCTTAAAGTTTCGAACTCCTTGAGTCCCTAGTTGGAAAACCATTTCCACAATTACTTCGCCTACGTGTTGAGGTAAATCGTGTCCAATACATTCGTTAATTAGTAAGTCAGCTCCCGCTGCTGCTCTATTAATATCAATATCAAACAACTCATCGATTTCTTTTCTAGAAATCTTTTTTCCCTCAGGAAATCTATCTCGTTCATGTGGCTGTATCAAATGGCCGATGCCCACAGTGGCTTTTCCTAGGCTGTCTAAATATAATTCGTCCACAATTCCTTCATGGGCTATAACCCTAGCCTTCAATTCATCTGTAATTTCAATCATGATGCACCTATTCCCCAATGTTCTTCATGAGGATCTTTCTCTACCTTTCTTTTAAATGTATTTATAATAAATTGAATTAATTTCATTTATTTAAGTTTATAACCTAAACCAGCGTATTTGTCTACACTTCCTCCATTTTTAAATGCAAAACTTAATCCACCTTGTATTCCTTGATTACCAATTCCTACGTTGTAGTTTACAGGAGTATTGTTGAACATAAACTGATCTGCATAACCTATTCTATTAGGGTTAAACGGATCAAATTGAATCTTATTTAGATTATATTGGTTCGCTAAATTCTGTAAATTCTGTAATTGACCCATTAAATTTTGACCACGTTCACTAGCCACAACACCAGACATATCCATATCACTTACTCTAAATGGCT